GCTGGACGCACCCGGTGCAGAACTGGAATCTCACGCTATCTCAGCTGGCGATTCACTTCCCGGGGCGGCTCGAAGAGCACATTAGCCTGTGATCCGGCTGACACAGAATTTTGAACACCCTCTAAGCGGCTGGATAATGGGCCGCTCGGCGGTGAATTCCATAAAATTAACAAGCATTACAGCAATTTACTATCACCCTCACCCATATATATGATGCGACAAAACGCAGAGCTGAGTGTGTGCCCACCCCCCCCTGCAGACACGATAATGTTTCTTGTTAAAACATCCCCGGCTTTCAGTATCCGAACTATATCTTTGTTCACGCGCTTGCCAGCAGAACCGCCGCCACCCGTCGCATTGTGCTCAAACATGTCTGTCGTATCGATCTCTACTCGATTGACAACCAAACCGTTTTGGTCAAATAAGGTGTATTGGTATGTTGAATCTTGGTCAGGTTGGATACCATCTTCGGAATCTTCCATTCCGAATTCCATATCTATGGCATACACACCATCGTATGGAACAACCCATCCATTTCCACCATCCGACTCGATATAATCACCACCACCAGAATACACCCTGGCTGCAGCGTCTTTTGGAATCGCTGGAGTTCCTGGTGCCATTCTGATGGCATTGTCCCATCCAGATGCTGTGCTGCCGGCAAATAGCGAGGGGGGAGTTCTCAATGCGCTGTTTAGCAAATTCTTCATCGTATAGCAGCGGCTCCACATTTCATTTTCCGGATCAGCAGGCTTCGGAAAGTCCAGCGCCCCATCGACATGAGCAATAACCATATCCCGTTTTGCTTGCCGCCAGCACTTACAATCAGGATCAGCCACCCATTCGCCTTCTTTTACTGCAATGCAATCCTTTGCTTTTTTAACCGCCAGCAGACAGCCCATTTTCTCCAGCATCGAAATATACGGCGCCGCCCCGGATTGCAGCACCAGTGTCCCCGCCGGCCACTCCTGATCCACCAGTCCCTCGACCGCCCGCTGTTTCAACAGCAGGGTCATCCCGTCGGTGTCGTACCCGTCGTATTGGATCACCTCATACCGGCGCAATGTCCCGCTCATTTCCGGCCCCGGATCGCATTTCGGGTCCGAGCAGCGGGGATTGCCACACTTCCTGCCCCCACAGCCGCAGCTGTTGCACTGTTTTTTGGCAGGACCACAGCCCTCTTCGCAGACCGGCTCCCCGTACTCGACCAGCGTGACATACCCGCCTGCAGGATCGGGCAGCTGATACGGCGGGGCCTCACAGCCTTTACCCGGCGTAAAAGCCGAAGCAGGATGTACCAGCCGCAACTTGCTACCGGTAGCTGACAGCGCATTAGCCGTCAGCGTCATCGAAAATTCTTTCATCGTTGAATCCTTTTGAAACCTATCTGAAAACAAACCGTATCCGGGTGTCAGGGTCATTCCCTGTCCGGACACAGACCCCCACCGGAACACCACACCGAATCCCGTGCAGCGTTACCACATTGCCATTGCGACACAACAACACAGCCCCCTGAATCAGGCGGGCCGATACCAGCCCCAGCGTTTCCCCGTCCCGCTCAAACGAAACCCGCGCCACCGGGCCGACATGATCCAGCACCGGCTGAGGCTGGTACCCGAACCGGGCCGGCACGGAAACGGCCTGCACCCGCACAGCGCCAGCCGCCCGGATCATCCCTCCCGGCCATATCCCGCCACCGGCAACACCCGTCAGACTGATCATCAGCAACACCCCGGCTCACAGGCGGTCCGGCTGCCAGCGGCTGACTGACGGTGGCCGCCTATATAGGAACGGTGGCCGGCTGCATATCCGGCCTCATGCCGGTATGTCGGCCTGCCAGGGCGCAAATCCAGCCGCGCCAGCAACTTTTGCCGCTCCCGCTCGGCCCGTGCTGTCGCCAGTGCCTCCATCCACTTCGCGGTATAAAACAAGGCCCGTTCCGGATTGCTCCAGTCCTGCCCTGGAATCATGTACCCGAACCCCAGCGCCCCGGCCTCAATGGCCCGGCGGTTATCTGCCAGCAGATGCGGCGGGAAGGTATCGCTGCCCTCCGCCGGAATCAGGGTCAGATGGAAGCGCAACCGCGCCGGCCCCGCCCAGGGCCTGGCAAAACGCACCTGTCCGCGCTGGTGCCCGGTTTCCTGCCAGGCCTGCAGCATCCACTCCGGCGGCTGATCACACCCGCACCCGGCCTGCAGGGCCGCACACAGGGTTTCATCACCTGGTGGCAGCTCCCGCCAGCAGACATCCGCTGCCGCTGAATGACACCCGCCGCAACCCTCCCTGTTATCCGCCACCAGCACCCGGTCCACCCGGCGTACCTCGATGCCGGCATCCGCATCCAGCTCAACCAGCTGATCTCCGGCACAGACCGGGGCCTCATAATCCTTGAACTGCCAGGCTTCGGACGCGCGGGCGAAATCCCGCAGTGCCTGATGGATGTACTGGCGCGCTTCCGACTCCGGCACCCCCGGCAACAGCCGGATCACGTTATTCAGGATTTCGCCGGTTGCGGCATTTTCACCGTCAAAACAGTTGCTCATGCAGACCCCGCCTGGATTGAGGGTGGCGGAGCACCCTCCTTGCACAGCCGGTCGTAGCAGCCGGCATCCCGCAATATCCGCTCCTGCTCCTGCGCCTTGTAGACACTCAACTGGTCCCAGAACGATTGCCGATAGCCCTGCCACTTGTTGGCGTTCTCGCTGCCCTCACGCTCGAAGGCGCGCCAGAGCAGATAATCCAGAATGACGGACTCGTACCGGCAATCCAGATCCTCTGCCGTCATCTCATCCGCATCCTGCATCAGCCGGATACGGATCGCGTGGCCCGCCGGTGGCGGTGGATAAAGGTAAAACGACTGATCCTCACAACCGCCACGGGTCCAGAACTCCACATACCCGCGCCAGGCGTCGGTCTGTTCCCCCCAGCAGGGAATCAGGTTATCCAGCTGCTGCCGCTCATATTCCCGGATCGTGCGCCCGGACTGATTCGCCACCACCGCCTTGAAGCGCCCGTCCACCGCATCCGGCAGCTGCTGGGCCGCGCCCGCCTGCGTATTGAACGTCATGTCCACGCAGTCCTGATCCAGCGCCGACTGCAGCACCTCGCTGATGATGCAGACGGCTTCTGCTACGGAACGCTCATGAAACCCGCGCTCCCAGAAATCAAATTCCTCATCGGTCAGCAGCTCCGCCGCCCGCGCCACCATGCCGCCCGGATCAATCGCCATGCCAGCTCCCATAAAAAAGGCCGCCCGAAGGCGGCCAAAACCACAACCACACGCACCTGTATCAGTTGTACATGAACGTGAGGACCAACTCCGAGCACGCGCCCGGCGTCCCGTGCAGGGTCAGCACCAGATCGGACTTGCCACAGTTCATCTGCGGATTCTCATCCTCCGGACAGCAGTCCAGCGACTCCTTTTCCGGACAGCAGTCCGGGGCACAGGTGTCGTAACAGGTCCACGGCCCGCACGGCAATGCTCCGCAATGCGCACCGGATACCTCCAGCCGGTCAAAAAAATGGGTGTAGTTCTCGCACAACGGTTTTCCGGAACAGTCGGTCTCGAATGCCACGCACCCCAAATCAATGCTGACCGGATCACCGCCCGTGGGCTGCAACCCCCGTGTGGACAGCAGAATCTGTCCCACTGCCATCGGCGGTGTCAGGCTCGCCAGCGCGAACCGTGCCCCGTCCCGGTGCAGGATGCCGCCATCAAACCGCAATCGCATGATGCGCATTTTCATGCCGTGGGTACTGGCGGTATCCCACGGCTCGCGGTAGGTCTCCCAGTACCCGTACCCCTGATAATCACTGCACGCCATCACATCCCCCCTTGGCCACACTTGACCAGATTGCGCGGTACAGCCGTATCCAATACCGCTACCCCACGGTCATACACCCAGCCGAACTTGTCCGGAAACCGGATTTTCTTCATGCCGGAAACCCACTTGATCAGTACGCCGGCGTACTCGCCGTAATCGAACGACTGCTTCTTGAACAGGAAATTCAGCTTTTTCAGGTTTTCGCCATCGGCATCCTGTACCGAGCCATACGCTTCCGCCAGCGCCTGCCCGCCCAGCAGAATCGCCCGGTCAATGTAGAAATCATTGGCCCCCGGAATGGTGATCGCCATCGGTGTAGCCGCCCGGTCCTTGCAGCTCACCTGCGTGCGCATGACCGGATAGAACCGCACCGGCGGGCTGTATTTCCTGACCAGGATGTTTTCGTACATGAGACAGCCCCCGGTAAACAGCGGATGATTCCCGCTGCAGGCCTTGGCCCGCTCCACCGCATGGGCCAGCAAACTGGCCCATTCCTTGCCGTCCGTGGACAGCTGGAAGCTATGCCACTGGGCCGGCGTGACCAACAGCAACCAGAACGGATCACCCAGGTCTCCCTTGAGCCGGATCGGCAGGATCGGGTGTGCATCCTCGGCCATGGACGCGGCAATCCGCGACAGGGCGTCCAGGTCAAACGTATCCTGCGCCTCAATCGGGCTGTCCCCGTGCTCATCGCTGAGGCTGTCCGCATCCCCACCATAAAAATGGCGACAGTACGTCGGTGGGAACAGGCAGTTGATCATGTAACTGTCGAATTTCTGGTTCGTCTCCAGCGGCAGCAACATGTCCGCCTGATTGAAATAATGCCCCCGCGTGCCCGCGAGGTGATACAGCGTGCGCTCATGCTCCAGCTTGCACCAGTATTGCTGCAGCATTGGTTTAGCCCGCATCCACAGATCATTACCCATGCGCAGCCGGTCCATGGTGCAACCGGTTTTAACCGCCTTCTTGCTCTGTGCGATGCGCAGCTCAAACGACGCCCAGGTCATGTCCTCTTCAAATCCCTCGGACGGCTCACAGCACATCTGCGGCAGCCCGATCAGGTGGTGAAACAGGTCGATACGAACGGTATCCCCGTCCACATTGTCCCGCGCCAGATCATTGACACTGACGATGGGCGCATGCCGCGCCCCTTCCAGGCGCTCCCCGCCCTTGCAGTCAACCTTCGGAATCATGTCCTTCAGGTCTTCCCGCAGTAAATTGTTCAAATAACCCGGCATGCGCATGCTCTCCAGCATGAATGCGCGGGAACGGATCACCGGGACATCGCTGCTGCGTGACCCCGGAATGCTTCTCACACCCTGAACCATTGAATTCGCTCCAAAAAGCGTTGAACCAATGGCCCGGCGCGTCAGCGGTGTTCATGAAAAAGGCGCAGCCCCGTGCGGAGCTGCGCCTTTCTGTTTCCATCAGATGTTGTGAACCCTTAACCTGAAACAGGATCGGTTATTGCACTACAGTCCCAGACTGGCCCACAGCTGTTTCTGCTGTGATTCCGGCAGTTTGGCCATGAATGCCTCCGGATCATCCGCCTGCGCGAACTGCTCCATCAGCGACAGTCCGCCCCGGCCCGCATTCCCGCCCGCCTGTGACAGGCTTCTGGGTTGCTGGCGCTGCTCGGCCTGCTGAAACTGTTGCTCTACCCGCTGATCCAGGCCCGCTTTGACGCGCCTGACCACTTCGATGTAGAGCGATTCGGGGGTTTTACCCTGACTCTCGGGATCGGACAGAATGGCCTGCTCAGCCGCTTTTGCAGCGGCCATCAGTGCCGGATTGCCGGAATGCACCCAGGCATCCAGCTCATGCACCGGACTGTTATCCGGCAGCGTGTCAACAAAATCATTCCAGCTGGACGGCAGCGGGGCGGGTGGCGATGCGCCGGCATCAGGGGGCCGGGTATTCCCGTCCACTGATGCCTCCCGGTCAGCAGGCCCGTAACGGCCCTGCTGCGCCTGATGCTGGATGAACGCCAGTGCATCCGCAATGGCATCCGGATCACCGTCCCGCACCCCCTGCATGTTGATGCCGGTGGGAAAGGTGGCGGTATCATCGCCATGGCGCGAGCGGATGTAATCCAGCTCCGCCTGCAGCCTGCCCGCATTTCCGCGTTCATCATCCAGCTGTTTTTCCAGCCCCCGCTTGGCCTTTTCCAGCTTGCGGGCTGAACGCCGCAACTGGCTGTAATCCGACCAGGTGGGATTGGTGTTGTCACTGCCGTGGCCGGCATCCTGTTCCTGTGTCCCGTCCTCCGGTCCGGCGTTGCCTTCTGCTTTTCCAGCGTGCGGCAGCTCCGGCTCCGGCGGCTTTGTATCGGTGTTGTTTGCCTCGGCTTTTCCAGCGTGTGGCGGTGGCGATGGCGCTGGCTGGGCTTTGTCGGGGGCATCTTCCGTTTCCGGTGCCTCCTCATCAGCCGACTGCAGCTGCGCATACATCGCATTCAAATCATCATCCAAATCGCTCATGGGATTTCCTTGTTTTCAGTTAAGGTTCTGAAGCTGTTTCAACCGTGCCAGCCCATCCGGCTTGTCCAGCCGCAATGCACCCGGTACCGTTCAGCGAACGGGCATAAAAAAAGCCGCTTCGGAATCCCGAAACGGCCTTTTTGCTATGCCTGTTTTGATTTGCCTGTTACACAGCCGCCATCCGCTCATCGGCCTCTGCCCGCCGTTGTGCGACAAGCTGTGCGGCTCGCGCCTGGGCTGCTTCCATTTCAGCCTGCCGCTGCAATGCTTCGGTGCGGGCAATGGTTTCAGCAGCCTGTGCCGTGTAGTAGGCTGCATGCGCCTGCTCCCGCTCGGCCTGCGCCTGATTCTCGGCGATGACGGCCTGCGCCTTGGCCTGCTCCAGCTGGGCCAGCTGCCGGGCCGCCTGCTGGGCCTGCTGGCGCATGGCCTCCTGCTCGTCCGGATCGTCCGACATCCCGCGCTGCTTGCGCCACTTCTCCAGGATTTCCTCCCGGTTCGGCAGCTCACTGGTATCCACCGCCAGCTCCAGCAGGAAGGGAGCCATCACCGGATCATTACCAGCCACCTGGAACATCTCCATCACCCGCATATGCGTATGCTGCCGATAGCCTGCGCTACTGGCTACATCCGCCAGCGCCACCTGCAGCCGCGCCCGCGTGACGGCATTCGTGCCCTGCCCGTCCCGGCGCGGCCCGTTGAGGATGACTGTGCGCTTCACGGCTCCGGCCCCCTGTGACCGCACCCGGACAGTGACCTGCTGGTCCCCGATGTCTTCGACCAGATGCGCCAGTATCAATTCGCCCAGGCGTTTGCGCCCGAACTGATAGTTGGCGTTGATCTCCGACAGCGTGGTGGCCCCCAGCTCCGCAGCGCTGGCGATGGCAATGCCGGACTGGGTATTGGCCACCTGTCCGGAATAGCTGTGGTAGATACCGGAAAAATCGCGTATCTGCTGCGCATGCAGCTCGCGCTCCCCCCGCAAGGCCTGCAGTTTGGCCCAGTCCTGCTCGACCCGGATGCCGTCCGACGTGTCGGTCGGAATGGCCCCATCCTCCCGATTGAGCTCATGCACCAGGTCGCTGGCCGTCATCCCGCTCGCCGACAGCGCCTTGGGGTCGAAAAACACCCGCTTGTGCTTGATGATCTGGTGGATACGGAAACCCACCTCGTTATAGGCATCCTGCGGGTCGATCATTCCCTCCACCAGTCCATAAGGCGTATTGGCGCCATCCTTGCGATAGCCCCAGAACGGCACGAACGGGTAATGGTTATGCGGATGCGGGGATGCCTCATCGCTGATCTCGTGCGGACCGATATACCACTTGCAGCGCATTTTGCCCGCCACGCCCGTCACCGGCCCCGCCATGCGCATGGCCAGTGCCACCGCATGCATCAGGTTGCTCCGGTCCCACTCCTCTACCCGCCCATCCGCAAACCGCAGCGCCCGCACGGACTGGAACACCCGGTAAAACACCTGATAGACGGCTACCCGGCGGCGCTCACTGCTGTCCTGATACAGGTGGGATGCATAACGGGAGGCACTCGACCACTCCGCCTGCCGCAACTCCCATTCCGCCATGCTGGCGGCATCCCCGATCTGGAACCCGCTGTAATCGCCCCAGCCATGGCTGCAGACCTGATCAATGATCGCGCCCTGCCCCGGAAAAAACGCCAACGCCTCATCCCGGTCCATGAATTTACGCCGCGCCACCCAGCGGCAATCCCGTAACCCCGGATCACGGCTGCGCATGTCCCACCAGATTTCTGAAACCGGTACCTGCTCAATCAGGTAAGGTGTCCCGAATGGGTCCGGGTTACGCTCCATGTACAACCAGCCCACGCCCTTGATCACCTGGTCCTTGTAGGCATCCGAACAATAACGGTTGGCATAACACAGGCGGGCGGTTTCGTTCAGGCGCTGATTCAGTCCTTCGGCCACCTCCTCGCTGTCCTCATCGTCCGCCACCAACATCCACTGCACCCGGCGCTGCTCCTCATGCCCGAGCACCGAATTGATGGCCGGCTGGATCAGGTTGCCGATCAACGCCACGCCACCGCAGCTGCGCTCCACATCCCGCCGCCGCCCATCCGTGACCTGCAGGTGATCGTAATAATCAGCGGCCTTCTGGGCCACCTCGCGCCATCGGCCATCCTGTGCCGCAATGTCGCTGACCAGCTGCCGGAAATTCAGTGCCTTCATTCGGTGGCCGATTCTGCTTTACTTACCGACGGGACGGCTTCAGCTCATAACCGGTGCGCTCCGAACCGGACAGCACCACCGAGAAATCCGCCTGCACGGATACCACCTTCCCGGCCGATACCGTGACCAGCAGCACCCCAGGGCGCCCGAACCCGGAAATGTCCTTGGCAAACAACCCGATCTCAACCGGCTCACTGCCGCCGCTGGCCGGTAATTTGCCGACGGCCCCCTTGAGCGGATAAATGGACACGTCGTTCTCGTCCATTGCCAGGGATACACTGTCCAGATTCAGCGCCGCATCCAGCTGCTTCCTCACCGCACGCCCCTCAGCCCCGGCCTGTTCCAGCGCGGCCTCCAGATCAGTGACCCGCGCCTGCCAGCTCGCCAGCTCTTCATCAAACTGCGCCTGCTGGGCCAACGTTGCACCAGGGCGTGCCGCATCCAGGTTTTTCAGTGTCGTCCTGAGTTCTTCATTCTGCTCAGTCAGCTGGACAATCTGCCCGTCCCTGTTAGCCAGCTGATCCTGCAGTTGTTGCAGATCAGTCTTGGCCGCACGTCCCCGCTTCGGCTTGTCAGCCGTATCAACCTCAACCGTTTCCATCGGAATCTGCTCTTCAGCCATAAATTTCTCCTTGCAAATAAAAAAGCCACAGAGTTCCCCCTGTGGCCTTCCAGCTACTCACTTATGACCCGGTATTGCCCAGGCTGCTTTCACTCAAAATTGGCAACGGCCTGTTCGTACAAATGCTGTTTCAGCAGATAGCCTTCCAGCATCCAGACCTTGTTCCGCGCATTCTCACGCGCAATCATGCGCCCAATGGCTTCGTTAAAATTGGCAGGGGATGCAGCCGCGCTTTCACCTGTCACAGAAAACCCATTCATCAAACCCAGTCGACAGACTGTCAGGGTGGTGCCGGGAAAAACGTGATAATCCTCCTCGACGATCACCGTATCAATGTCGTCCGGCGTCAACCGGGGTGCATTCAAACCCTTGTCCTGAATTTCCTGCTCAATCGCTTGCTCATCAGCACTCATCAAAATCACCTTTCTGTTACCCTATCTTCTCACCGGCCTACGCTCATACCGGTAACTGCTTTTCTCCGGCACGGCAAAACTCATCATCAAACTATCCGCCAAATTCGGCGACGGAATACCGCGCTTGCGCATTTCTTCCTTGCTCTCGATCTGGATCAGCTGCAATCCCGGTGTCCGTTTGCGCTGCACCTTGACCAGCTCGCGCTTGAGCTGTGCCCGCTGTGGCATGTGGCCGTTGAGACTGATCAGGGTCAGCGGATCATGGTACCTCCCCTTCACCACCGCTTCCCATGTCCGGTAAAACCGCCCGCGCAACAGCCACCAGTACTGCGCCCGCTTGTTGCGGAACGTATCCCGGTTGGTTTTCGGTGCGGTCTCATCCGCCGTAGCCGCATCAAATGCCTGATCCGGGTCATCCGGCGTATCGCCTGCCCCGAATCCATGGAACGCCAGTCCTGCCGGCGCGCCACCCAGGGTCGCATAGGTTTTGACACTGGCCCCATTACCGATATTGTCGTACACCAGCGCAGTCGCCCGAAACGCCAGCGCATCATCCACCGCCTTTTGTGTTGCATCCGTCACATCCCCATCCAGCCAGCTTGCAACATCCTCAATCAATACCCCATAGCGCAACGCCCGCGCTTTGGCATCCGCCCCGGTATCTGCCGGGTCGAAACCACAAACCCGTTCCCCACGCGGCTCAAATCCCAGCCTCTGGTGCGCATCAACTGCCGCCTCAAACCACTCCGGCTCGATAAGGGAATCCAGGTACTCCATGTCCGGCTCGCCCTGGTAGACATGCAGCCATTTTTTGTAATTCTGCTGCTTCAGCCGTGCCGACTCGACCCGCAGCACGTCCGGGAAAAACGGATTTTCATTAAAATTCACCCGCCGGACGTAGAGGTACTCGTCCTCATGAAATCCCTGGGTATTGATCGCATCCAGATACGGGGCGACAAACTGCTGGTAAGTTGCGTCCGCCTCATCCGCCGGATTGAACGACACCCACAACTCTGAGCCGCCCTTG